TGATGAGGACATCGACAATGTTACGGTCACTGTGTCGTATCTGCAGAAATGCGGATTGCTAGAAGTGATAAGTAAGGATCAATACCTTTTGACTGAAGTTCCTGCTGTCACAGGAAGCGAAAGTGCATCAGCTGAAAGAGTGCGAAAACACAGGGCTCAAAAGGAATTAACCGAACAAATGAGCGAAATGAAAGCGTTACAATGTAACACTGATGTAACGGAAAGTAACGCAGAAGTAACAAACTGTAACACAGAGAAAGAGATAGAGAAAGAGATAGAGAAAAGAGAAAGAGATATAAATATTCCTGCTCGGAGTTCTGGCAAGCAGCCCTCCGAACCCGAGGCAGATGTTGAAGCCTTGATATTAAATGACGGATCTGAATGGAGGCCAACAGAAGCATTATTCGCAGAATACGTAAGACTTTACCCAAGCGTGGATGTAAAGCAACAGTTCAACGAGATGCGGGCGTGGTGCATATCCAACCGGACGAAACGTAAGACCAGAAGAGGAATTACCAAGTTTGTAAATTCCTGGCTATCAAGAGAGCAGGACAAAGGCAATCGTCGGTACGGCGGGCAAGGCCAATCTCCTACGGAACAGTGGGCTGATAATGTAAGGGGGTGGGCGTCAAATGACAACCGATGAATTTGACCTCATAGCAGGAGCTATCAAAGCATCCTATCCGGCATCAAAAATACTTGCAGATGCTACTGCGATGCGATTTTGGTACGCAATGCTAAAAGATGTGGACTATCCAATTGCTGAAAATGCTGTTATGGAATTTGCATCTACAAGCACATTTCCGCCGACGATAGCGGATATCAGAAAACTATGCATGGAAAGGACAAAAGGACCTCTTCCGTCGTTTGATGAAGCTTGGGGTAGTGTTCAAAAGGCAATGCGTATGTACGGGCATAATAATCCGGAACAGGCATATAGCACAATGGATGATGTGACGGTTTCTGTCGTGAAAAACCTTGGGTGGACAAATATATGTACGGACGAGAATCCATCGGCATCCAGAGCAAATTTCAGAATTGCCTATGAAGACCAAATCAATGAACACATAAAGCAGCGGCAACTACCTGAGATTGTGCAAAAGACAAAACAGATACAGATTGAGCAGAATACGAAACAGGCTTTAGGAACTAAGGAAACGAAGCTTATCGAAAATGCAGAACCGGTAAATGAGAGAGTCGAGGCGCCGGCTGATCTGATGGATGAACTAAGGAGGAAGTTAAATGGCGGTGAAACAAAGTGAAATTATCCATGGTACAGAGAAAGAGTTTTTGGATATATTTCACAGTCTTTGTTATTCCCGTAGCTCTTGGCAGGTTTGGGCAGATTTAATGGCGGCCATAGCGTGCTCAATAAGTAATGTGGCTGACAGAAGTCCAGAGCATTATGAGAGTAGAGAAAAAGAATACGCACAATGCATAGAGAGACTTGGTTCTGTGGAAGTTCCTGCGAAAATGCTTGCAATCATTGTTGAAGCGTTTGAAAGAAATCCGGAACAGGATTTTCTTGGAGATATGTATATGCAGTTAAATCATGGAAATCACTGGAAAGGGCAGTTTTTTACACCCTACTGTGTATGCAAGATGATGTCTGAAATAACCTGCAAGGACATTGACAGTCATATTGAGAAACAGGGGTACTTATCTATATGTGATCCGGCTTGCGGAGCAGGAGCGACATTGATAGCTGCCGCAAATACTATGAAAAAATGTAAGCATAATTTTCAAAATCATGTGGTTTTTGTTGCACAGGACATAGACAGAATAACCGGGATGATGTGCTACATACAGCTTTCACTTTTGGGGTGTGCAGGATATGTGTGTATAGCAAATACGATTACAAATCCTTTGACGGGGCATGTACTGTTCCCTAATGAAAAAGAGGGACAGGAACTCTGGTATATGCCAATGTTTCAAAATCAAATATGGACATGGAGAAGATTGTTCCAGTCAATGGGCGGTCTTGGTGGAACTGCAACTACCGAAAAAACAGTAGAAAAAGAGCACTTTTATATGTTTTTCGATCTCGATAAAAAGGAGAAAGCCTATGAAAACAGGTAGAAATGTAATGCACTACGCATTAGGAGATAATCAAGATTACGAACACGAATGGAGCAAAGCTGTTCTTGAGTATCTGGAAAACGGATATTCTTTGGAGGATAGCAAGAGCGAAGTTGAGGTAGGGAATACTACCTACAAGATATTAAAGAGAGAGAAAGTAACCGCATTCTATGATGCTGATGGTAACACATTGTTTGATGTAGAGAACGACAGATTAAAAGAAGAATATGAGGCTATGGATTTTTCGGCATCCGAGCCGCAGTCGGAAATGGGAAAAGTTATTTCAAGCATTGAACAGCAGGCATTTGAGCAGGCGGTTAATGATGATATAGATGCAGATGATACGGTCCCGATGGGAACAGCAAGTCTTAAAGAAATTCCAGCACCTACACCAGAGAAAATTGAAGCTGTGAAAGAAAATAATAACAGTTCTGTTTATATCGGAGTTGTTGGAGCAGTTACGAAGTTACAGGAGGAGTTGAAAAAAGCTAAGGATAAGTCATTTGCAGATCCAATAATCAAACATCTGATTGAAAGGTGCAGGGAATCTGAAAGTCTTGCTTCGGATGTATGCCAGGATCACAAGACTTGGGAGAAGTGCTTCAAGTACATCATGGATCAGGCACGAAAGCTCAAGAGTGGCAACTGCGCCATGGTAAAGGATTCCGTAGTCTACGAATGGGCAGAGGACTATTACAGACTGGATGATAAAGCTCTTGAAGAGAAAAAGGCTGTGGAAGCCAAGGAGAGAGAAAAGAGACAGAAAGCCGATCAGCAGAAGCGTCTGGACAGCATGAAGAAGCGTGCTGAGAAAAAGGCGGAGACAGCTGGAAAAGATAAGGTTGCCAAGGAAGCTCCGAAACCGGAAGCAAAGGCGGACAAACCGAAGAAAGAGCCGGAGAAAAAAGAAGCTCCAAAGAAGAGGTCGAATGAACTTGAAGGGCAGATGGATCTGTTCTCAATGATGGGGCTGTAAGGAGGGATGTACGATGGAAAAAAGAAAGCTGTCTGCATTGCCTAGACTAGAGGCAACAGCAGAAATGGCTGAAATGGCAGATAGACTGGACGGAATGGAGCACATTGTGACTGCGGAGCTGGTTGATGATAACAAAATACTGCTTCTGAATTTCTATGAGGTGTCGAAGCTCAAAAAAGGAAAAACGGAAGCAGCATTTAGGACATTTCTGTCGAGTGATGATTATATCACGCAGGACCTGTCACAGTCAAAGGTTAAATGGCTTACAGCTGCATTTGATAATATGCAGGGTTTCCGGCTGTGGGAGTACAAATGGGATCAAAAAACATGGAAAAGCGAACACGTTCCAAAGGTGTTTATCTGGACAGCAGAGGACAAGGGCATCATGGAGAGCTTTTTCAAGGCTTACCGCAAAGACACTGACGAGAACGTATGGAATGCTATTGACAGATTCCAGGACAAGGTCAAGGCAGAACGACTGGCAGAGAAGCACAGAAAAGTCCTTGCGCCGATTGATCTGCGGATGGAGCCGATAGGAGAGCCTTCACAGGATTTTACTGACTGGGTATGGGAGCAGGGCATGAGTTTCAGCCGGTACGGAATTTATAAAGAGACATCCAAGGGAAAGGCTGAATTTGAGTGTACGCACTGCCAGAAGACAGGAATCGTTGACCGGAGCAGTATAAGACTTCGGAACAATGAAAAGGGGGAATGTCCTTTCTGCGGAAGCAGAGTGACATATAAGGCAAGAGGAAAAATGCCATGCCAGATAGCAGATGAAAGATGGTTCATATATGTGGATCGGCAGGAGGAAGGTTTCTTACTCCGGTACTTCAAAGCATGGAGACGCATAAAGAATGACGCAATGACAACAGGCAGCATATGTAAGAAACGCATTGAAGAAACCATGCATGAGTACAGCCGCTGTTTCTGCACATTCTTCGGCGAAAAGCTGATGAAGGAAAGCTATGAATGGGGAGTGTACCACCAGAAGGGGAATTCACGCTGGATTCCGGATGAGGGAAATATCGCATGCATGGAGTGTATCTTATATCCCGGAAATCTTCCGCAGGCATGGGAACATACACCAATGAAGTATTCCGCACTGGAAATTCTGGCACAGAACATGCCGACCACGGCTTTCAGATACGAGGATGCCATTGATATTTATCTGGAATTTCCGAAGCTTGAGTGGTTCTGCAAAATGGGCTTGAACCAGCTGGCGAAGGATGTGGTAAGAGGCTACAACTACAGCGGGAACATGACGGGCAAGGTCAATTATAAGGCTGACACCATCTATGAAATCTTAGGGCTGAATAAGGTCAATACGAGGACACTACAGGCAATAGACGGCAATCATTACGAACTCCGCCTGTTGCAGGTAGCACAGCAGCTTGGTATCCAGATGAAGCCGGAGCAGTTAAAGGAATTTTACGAAACCTTTGAATGCAACACAGATCTTCTGAAGGAGAAGAACAGAAAGGTATCGCTCCATAAGCTCTGCCGGTACATAGACAGGGAGAGTGAGAGATACCCGATCGGAGAAAAGAATACCTGCATGCGGGGTTATTCCTACAACAGGTATAAAGAGAGAACGGATCCGCGAATAGAGAGAAAACAGAATATGGCACATGACTGGCTTGAGTATATAGGGTGGTGCCGGGAACTGAAATATGACCTTAACAACATGTTTATTTATATGCCTAACAATTTCAAAAAGGTACATGACAGAACCGCAGAAGAATATAAGGCATTGCAAGATAAAAAAGCTGCAGCTGAAAAGAAACGCAGAGAGAAACTTGCCACCAAGAAAATGGCTGAGACCCAAAAGGCAATGGAAGAGATATTTACCAAAAATGAGGGTGTAAATGCTTTCCAGATAAAGGGAAAAGGTTTGATACTGGTGGTCCCTCAGAGCGGAGATGAAATACGTAAGGAGGGCGAGGCTTTGCACCATTGCGTTGGAGGATATGTTGAAAGAGTGGCAAGAGGGGAAACAAATATTTTCTTCATCAGAAAAGCAGATCATCCAGAGAAATCCTACTTCACTATGGAATGGAGAGACAACAAAATCATTCAGTGCAGAGGTATGGAAAATTGTGGAATGCCACTGGAAGTAAAAGCTTTCGTGCAGGTTTTTGAGAAGAAAATGCTGGAAGCAATAAACCATGATAAGAAACAGCAGAAAGCGAGGAGGTGTGGGTAATGGCAAAAATAAGCAGCATAAGAAAAGGTTCCGTACAGTGGAATGAAGAGGACAGACTTCAGCTGGCCACATTGCTTATAAAATGCGGTTACACAGTAAGAATTGGAAGAAAGCCTGTTGCAGGGAGAGAGAATGTGAAGAATGCTCCGCAGGAATACTATGTTGAATATACGGAAGGAGGAAGCTTCAATGAATAGATCGGGTATAGAGTGGTGTGATCACACCTGGAATCCGATTACCGGATGTTTCCACGGATGCCATTACTGCTATGCGAGGATCATGACAACAAGATTCTCCGGTAATGTTCGTCTGAATAAAATGGCAGTTGATAATTATTCCGTGATAGAGCAGGGGGATAGAAAACTGTATGTACTTGATGAACCTATGAAGAATGAAACAGGACATGATCTGGTATATCCGTTCGGATTTGAGCCAACCTTCCATAGGTACCGGCTTAACACACTGGACAAGATGAAGATGGGAAATAATATCTTCGTTGGAGCCATGGCAGATGTCTTCGGAGAATGGGTACCGGACAGTTGGATAGATGAAATTATGAGAGCCTGCGAAGAACATCCGATACATAATTTCCTGTTTCTTACAAAGAATCCAGACCGATATGTTAGTTTGCTTTTGAAAGACAAGCTGCCGGAGTTACCCAATATGTGGTATGGAGCGACTGTAACAAATTCACCACAAGCAATGACAGCAGAGGCAGCAATGCAGGATCTGCCTAATAACGCACATTCATTTTTGAGTATAGAACCAATAATGGAGGATGTAATTGATGCACTGAAAATTACCATAGCCAATTTTACAGACTGGGTAATCATAGGTGCAGAAACCGGAAGGAAAAAGGATAAGGTAATCCCTAAGATTGAGTGGATAAATCACATTGTAAGCTGCGCAGACGCTTACGGAGTGCCGGTGTTCATGAAAGACAGCCTGATTCCTATTGTTGGTGAGAAGAGTATGAGAAGAGAGTTCCCGGAGCAACTGCAACATAAGAGGATCAGCCAGAAAATGCAGGATAAGTTATATGATATATGTTACTCCTGCGGAGAAAAAAATAAGAAAAGAGAAATGATAACAATTTTAGCAAGATCAAAAAGAGGGGAGCAGCCAAAACAGTTCTGTTTTATGTGTAGGAAGTGCTTTGAAGGTTTTTGCAAAGAAAATGGTATTGATATGCCAGACTTAATGTACAGGAAGGAGATCAACAATGGAAAATAACAACATCGATAACAATCAGGTAACAATATTAGGAGATATCGCAAGCGGATTTACGTTCAGCCATGAGATATTCGGAGAAGGATTCTACAGCATGGATGTTACTATACCAAGACTTAGCGGCGTATACGATATTATTCCGGTCACTGTATCAGAAAGGCTTATAAATGTGAAAGAGGATCTCATTGGCAGAAAGGTTCTTATAAAAGGACAGTTCCGGTCATACAACAAGCATGAAGAAAGCAAAAATAGATTGAAATTGTCTGTATTCGCCAGAGAAATTATGCTCGACTTTACTGATGATGAGACAGGAGGTAACGACGACATCAATGAAATATATATTTCAGGACATATCTGCAAGGAGCCTGTATGCCGCACAACGCCACTCGGAAGAAAAATCGCAGATCTGTTACTGGCCGTAAATAGGCCTTACGGAAAATCTGACTATATTCCGTGTGTATGTTGGAGCAGAAATGCAAAGTATGTTGGAAGCCTTCCTGTTGGAACTAAGTGCGATATTAAGGGACGCATCCAATCAAGACAATATGTGAAACATGGTGAAAATGGAGAACCGGAGTACAGGACAGCTTATGAGATATCTGTTCAGACAGTAGGAGTTGAAGAAAATGACAAGTCCTAATAGAAGCCTAATCGGAAGGAGAAACAGACAATACGGAGAGATGTTTGAAAAATGGCTGGAAGATTCCTGCGAATTCTATTTTTCACAGGGAGTGGCATGTATCGACAAGACGCCAGAGCCAATGAAGCCTTTAAAGCCTTATGGTGATAGAAAAATGGGACAATATATAGCCTGCTTTACCAAAAAGGCGCAGCCGGATTTCAAAGGGGCTCTGTGTGATGGCAGCTGCATTGTATTTGATGCAAAACATACGGACACAGATAAGATTCAGCAGGGCGCTGTAACTGAGAAGCAATGGGAAACATTTGATCGTTACG